ACTTCGGATCGAACGACGGCTATGTGCATCAGCTTGATGTAGGTACCAGCTTCGATGGAGTGGCGATCAATTCGTACATCACGCTCAATTATGACGCGATCCGTGGTCCGCGCATGTTGAAGCGGTTCCGCAAGGCGTCGGCTGAAATTTCAGGCTCGACCTACGCGCCAATCTCGGTCAGCTACTCGCTTGGCTATGGGTCTGCGGACATAGCACCGCAAGCTACCGCGAGCTACGCATCAGACTTTACGGTCAGCAGTTGGGATAGCGGTCTTCTGTGGGACAGCGGGCTTGTGTGGGATGGCCGCACGTTAAGCCCGAGCGAGATTGAACTCATGGGCACGGCAGAAAATATCGCAATGACGTTCTCAAGCAATAATGATTACACCGGCCAATTCACGATCAACAGCCTGCTCATCCATTACACCCCGAGACGAGGGATACGATAATGTCAAACGATTTTTTCAACGCCAGCGGAACGCCTGCGCAGGCTAGTTCGATCGTCTCGCCGAATGTGCGCGCCGAATTTGCAGCAATCGCTGCTGGATTCGACAAGCTGCCGACACTGACAGGCAATGCATACAAGGTGACGTACATCAATGCATCTGGTTCTGCGATGGCGTCTGTCGGCGGCGATGGCCTGCTAAAGATCAGTACGACCGGTGTTCCGACCGTTGCTGCAGTCGGTACGGACTACACGAATCTGGCGGTACTGTCGGCTGCAACAGCGGCAACACCGAACGATGCTGACCTGATGCCGGTGGTTGATGCTGGCGTTACGAAGAAACTGTCGCTGACAAATCTGAAAGCGTTTCTGAAGACGTATTTCGATACGATTTATGCCGCTCTGGCCGGGTCTGTGTCGCAAGCATTTGCCGCACTTACTATCGACCTTGGTCACGCCAGCGATACGACGCTGACTCGCGCGTCTGCTGGCGTGCTCGCGGTCGAGGGTGTTGTCGTACCTTCGATCAGTAGCACAAACACACTGACCAACAAGCGCGTTACGCCGCGTGTGGGTAGCACGACATCGAGCGCCACACCTACAATCAATACCGACAACGTCGACATCTACAAGATCACCGCGCAGACCGAGGCGATCACGTCGATGACCACGAATCTGTCTGGTACGCCGACTGACGGCGATGTGTTGATTATCCAGATTACGGGAACAGCGGCGAGAGCGATCACATGGGGCGCGAGCTTCGAGGCATCAACGGTGGCACTCCCGACAACCACTGTTACCACGGCAATGCTTTCGGTCGGGTTCCTCTGGAACTCGGTTACGAGTAAGTGGCGTTGTATGGCGGCGGTATAACACCATGCTGCGAACGCTCCTTGCAATGATGGGGTCAGGCCGGGTTGTCATTAATCTGTCAATCAGCGGCAACACCAGCAATTACAGCATTTGGGCCAACAAGGGCGGCACTTACGTCGCCGGCAAGTCAGACATCATCCTGACGATCACCGGGGCTTACACGGTCAGCGCCAGCGGCGGGAATCCTGCGCTCGATACTGGCACGGGCTGGTCTGTGGGCGACACGCTCTCGCTGGTCAATACGAGTGGTGGGGTGGTGCAGGGGCAGGCGGGGACGGCTGGCGCAAATGGAGCAGGCGGCGCTGGCGGCGCTGGTGGCGCGGCTGGTGGTAAAAGTGGTGGTTCGGGGAGCGTCGGTAGCACGGGTTCTGCGGGTAGTGCGGGGACGACTGGCGGTATTGCGCTCAGGGCGCAGTTCGCAATTTCTGTTGCCAACAGCGGCGGAACGCTTGCCGGAGGAACAGGTGGTTCTGGAGGGTCTGGTGGTGGCGGTGGTGGTGGTGGTGCGACCGGTGGTAGTGGATTCGGGGCTAGTGGTGGCGATGGTGGCGGTGGTGGCGCGGGAACATCTGGCGGTGCTGGTGGAGCCGGCGGTGATGGTTCGGAGGCAAGCGGCCCGAATGGAGCAACCGGGAACGCTGGCGGATCAACGACTGGTGGGGCGAGCAGCGGTGGCAGCGGCGCGGGTGGAAATCTAGGCAGTGCTGGTGGGTCAGGGGGAGGTACAGCAAGCGGTGGCTCCGCAGGCGCGGCAGGCTCAGCAGGCGCACAAGGCAACTACATTAACGGCAACAGCTATGTGACGTGGGTATCGAACGGTACTCGCACGGGATCGGCTGTTTAACAGGAGAAGCAAATGCAGATCAAATACCGAATTCTTGAAGCTCACCCCGACGAACAACTTATCGTGGTGCGCTACTACTCTGATGCCGTTCCGGAGGATTCGCTGGCATCACAGGTCGATGCCGAGGGGAACATGCTGCGTTGTCGTACTGACGTAGCGATCAATCTTCCGCTGCCGACACCATCTGGTGCAGACCTTGAAAAGCTGATCCTACGCTCCTGTCCTATCGGACTATTCGAGATCAAGGCGGCGGTGGCTGATCCCGGAGTCGATACGAGTTTGTCTGGAATTCTTCCTATGGTTGGGGTTGAGGTCGTCGCAGACACAGCAATGCTTACCATTCCTGCGAAAGCCGCGCCGCCCGTCGCCGAGTTCGTTCCGTTCGTTCCATGATTTCGTCGCAGAAGCAGTACATCGGTGGGCTGAACCTGAGCCTGTACGTTGCGGTCTATGAGGCTGCGGGTGAAACCATCCACCGCAGGCTAGACCGCCCGTGGATGGGACTCGACAATTACTCTCGCCGCCATGTCGGGCTGGTCGGCTGCTGCGACTTCAACAATGTCGAGACAGGGAAGCCAAACCTCGTCACCCCGGGAGTTGTGTGGCCGTTTCCCGAAATGGACGGACAGCACATTGCCTGCTCGGCGCTGTCGGCGGGAAGCAGCTATATGTGCATCCTTCCTGCCGACAAGATGGCGCTGCGAGTCGTGCATGAAGAGGCTGTATTCGACGCGGATCAAGTGGTCACAGCGAGTCAATGTCTGGTCGTGCAGTTTCATTCTGATAGTAGCTACAAGGCTTATGTGTGCCTTGAGCCGAGGGAGATTGCGGTAGTCGCTGGCGACAAGCTGGTGAAGTTTTGGGCGGTTCCGATCTGATGTACGACTACTTCCACAACCTGTTCCTATCCGTCGATCAGTTGATCAACACGATCATCGGCGGCGATCCCGACGAGACATTTTCCTCGCGGGTGGGCAAGTGCCAGCGCGGGGATCACGGGCTGTTGATTCGAGTTCTGGCGTGGCCGCTGGCGCTGGTCATCAATGTGCTGTTCATCTGGCAGGGCTGGAAGATGGATCACTGCCAGCGGTGCATCGAGGACGACGAGGGTGAGCGTGAGTTGGTGCTGAAGGACTTACAGCGTATACAATCCGTAGGTGAATAGGAGACTGACACAATGGCAATCCAAAACGGTTTGATTGACACACCGCTCGTTACCCCCGTTACCGCCGTGCCCGGCACGGTCGCCAATACGGACGGCACGACGTTTCCTGCCGTCACCCCGCCTGTCGGTCAGGCTGCCACGTACAACTCGGCACAGCGCACCGTCGATCCGACGAAGGAAACTGTCGCCGGTCAGATGAAAGGCTTGATCGACGAGAACTCGCCGACAATGCAGATGGCACGCACCAGCGCGAACCAGCAGATGAACTCGCGCGGCCTGTTCAATTCGTCTCTCGCGGTGACGGCCAGTGACCAAGCGGCATACGCGGCTGCGCTGCCAATCGCACAGGCCGATGCGTCGGTCTATGACACGAACGCCAAGCAAAACCTCGCGTACCAGAACGAGGCGCTCAAGACCAACACGGCCGGCATCAACGATATGTCCGGTCGCAACTTGTCTGCAACTGTCGATGCGATGAAGTCGAACATGGACGCGGCAATGAAGACGCAGCTTGCCACGATCGAAGCTGACTACAAGACGACCATGCAGAACTCGGCGACAGCAAGCGAGATGTATAAGCAGACGGTCAAGAACATCTCTGACATTCAAGCCAACAAAGACATGACACTGGCAGCAAAGCAGGCTGCAGTCGATAATCAGTTCTACCTGATGAAGCAAGGCTTCGAGATTGCCGGTGCGATCGGCAACATGAATCTCGGCGAGTTGCTCAACTTCAGTGGTGCGCCGGCTGTCGTGTGATGAGTCCGCTCGACATATTCTGGAACGACGCAAAGCAGACGATCTTCTGCACACAGGATGAGTACGTGGCAGCTATGCGCGATGTTGAGTTCAGGACGTGGGGTGATGATGGTGCAATGGCAATCGTCGGCAACGAGGTTCATGTCGTCGGCGTGCGTCGCGGCTGGATCACGCGGCGTGCAATCAGGGAGGGGTTCATTCCGCTCCTGCGCGAGCGCGGCGTGCTTACAACGCGGGTCGCACGGAGCAACATAAAGTCGTGCCGCTTCGTTGAGCGCATGGGTTTCAAGAAGTGTGGCGAGGATCAGTTGGACAACATCTACCGGATCGAAAGGTCGAATTATGAATAAGCAGATTGCATTGCAGCGAACACGCATGTACACCGCGTTACGCGAGTCTCACCCGTTGTACTTTGGTGATCCGGTCAGGTTCTACGGGTACGGTGGTCCAGCATGGGGTGAACGCAACTCAGGTGGCGCAGGCTTGATCGGCGCGGCACTGGCGGTTGCTACGGGCGGCGCTTCGCTTGGCTTTGCTACACTGGCTTCGACGTTGAGCACGATCAGTCTGGTTAGCAGCGTCGTCGGTTCGATCACCGGCAACAAAGCGTTCTCGACACTTGGTGCAATAGCAGGTCTTGGCGGCACGTTTATGAATCTATCGTCGGCCGGGCAATTCGGTAAAGACATGCAGACGTGGGCTGTCGATACGAATACCTCAATCATGGGGTCTGGCGCGACGCAAGCAGCCGCTCCGGTGCAGGACGCTATTGTCAATAACGTCAGCACTGCCGGTGTGACAGGCGCGAACACTGTTTCAGAGGCAATGGCAACCGGTGGCGGTATTGACAGTTTGGGACAAACCAATCTGGCAAACGCCGACAGCATATCGCAGTACAACGCATTGAAAGCCGACAGTGGCTTGATCAACGAACCGACCATGCTTGCTGTTGATGGCACTGCTGCCGGTGCGCCGCCACTGTCCGCTGACGCGGCGACAGGTGTGCCTGCTGCGACCAATCCGGCGCTTGACACTGCAGCAACTGCATCTGGCGAACCATCGTTGATGAGTCGCGTCGCGTCACCTGAAAAAACAGCAGCAGCCGTTAAAGCGGCTGCCGGTGGCATCGATACAGGGGAGAACTTGTTCGACAAGATTCTGCAGTTCGGCAAAGAGAACAAAGAACTCTCGCAGGTTGCGCTGACTGGCCTTCAAGGCATGTATACGTCGCCTGAGAAAGAAGCGTTGATGCGGTCGCAAACGTCAGCATATGACTCGCAGGCCAATCGAAATAACATATTGGCCGGTATCGAGCAACAAAACGCGGCAAATGCCAGTGCGATACCGACTGTGGGTGGCTTCTCAGTCAATCGCAACGCACCGATCTACAACAAGACGCCGGTTACAGCAGCGGGCGTTCGACCAGCTGGTTTTATTCAAACGAGGGCTTAATCATGGGACTTATTGACGACGGCTCTGCCGCCCCTGCACCCGCTGCTGACGGTGGCGACGTTATTGCCAAGACCCGTGCGGCCTTCGAGCAGAAGGTGCCGGCCGAACAACAGGACGCGCTCAGTCGGATCATCATGGCTGGAAAGAAGGTGCTCTACGACGAGAAGACAAACACGGAAGTCGAGAAGCGCATGCAGGCATCTCAGAATCCAGCAGAAGCTGCAGGCAGCGGTGCCGTCGAGTTGCTTGGTGTCCTCGCACACGAGAGTCGCGGCACGCTACCAAAGGCGCTGGTTGGGCCGTCTGCTGCTATCCTGATGACCGAGATACTGGACTACCTGAAGCAGACCGGTCGGATCGAAGGTACGGCCGCTGATCTGGAAACAGCAACGCGGGCGATGTCGGAGGCAATGATGAGAGCGGCCGGCGCATCGCCCGACCATCTCGACCAGATTCTCAGCAAGACCTCGGAGGCGATGAAAGACCCCGCGATCGCCGCGAAGATGCAACAACACATGCAAGGAGCATAACATGCCTTGGGACATTGGAGCAGGTGTAGCAGCAGCGGCCGGCGCAGGTGCGGGTCTGATCGGCGACTCGATCAAGCGCGAGCGCAACCTTGAGGACGCTACGAATCTTGAGGCGCTGAAGTCCAAGATCGAACAGGACAAGCAGGCGCGCGTGGCTGCTGTGCTCGCCAGCGTGTCGCGGACAAAGACTGTGGATATTTCCGGTCCGACCGAAGACGGTTCGTCGCTCGGTACGACAGAACAGGCAAAACCTGAAGCAGAGTACCGCCGCGAGCGCGGTGATGCACTCAGCAAGGCTGGCATGATTGACCACAGCGAGCGGGAATATGCTGCTGCTGATCGATCTGACGACAAGCACGAATTGCGTACCACACAGGCCGCTGCGCAGAAGTCTGCTGATGAGAAGTGGAAGGCGACGCACGAAGAGACGAAACGGTTCCATGACGCAACGATTCGTCAGCAGGCCTCACAACTCGGCCTGAAGGCGCAGGAAGCGAAGGACTTTGCCACCGTGTCGGACTCCTATGTCACAAACAAGAGCGAGTACGAACGGCTGGTTGCGCTCAAGGATGATCCCGATCTGATCGCCGCCGCCAAGCAGCAGATGGAAAAAGATGCGCTGAAGCTCAAGCAGTTCCGTGTGGATGTGGGCAACGATACGTCGGAATTCGCGAAACACCTGAACCTGTCGGCTACTCTGGAAAAGCTGAACAAGACGATCGCCGATCCGATGACAGACGCCGGTACGATCGAAAAGGCAAAGGCTGCCCGTGACAACGTGCTGACTCAGATGACAGCGGCGACTGGTAGTAAGGGTAGTGCCGGTGCGCCGGGTGAGAAATATACAGTTGGTCAAGTCGTACCCTCACCGAAGGGTGACATGGAATACCTCGGCGACAACAAGTGGCGAGCAGCGAAGGGTGCGCCTGCCGCTGCTAATTCTGGCGGCAAGCCGGCCGCAAGTAAGTCAGAAGAACCAGCTACGAGCCGCCCGTTTCCTGATGTCAAAATCAAAGAGGGTGGGCTGATCGATACTGCTGCAAAATATTACGGATCGAACGACCCGCAACGTGCGTATTTGCAAGGTAAGATAGCGCGCAACGAGGAACTAACACCGTCTGAAAAAGTACGTGCGCAACGTCTGAAGTTGCTGTAACACCCCCTTAACCTCCTATCGGGAGAGGCCAAATGGCTGACAAGATTTACACTACCGACGAACTGTTCGGTTCGTCTGATCG